CTGTCAGTAATAACTAGTTCAATGAGTATCGTTATCGTCTAATTCTGGATAATATACCCATAGTTCTTGTCCACACGCTACTACTAGTCTTGTATTGTTATAGTTAAGTATAGCAGTGATATTCCCTGCCATGTGTTCAGTTTGGTCTGTAGGAGTTTCTATATCTTCATCTGTATATTCATTATGGTCATAAGGTAGATATGCGTCTTGTCTATCTACTCAATGTCAGCTAGATACTGATAATGGCACTGCGTATATATATCATTTAGTGTCTGCTGTTGGGTCTGACTCATCATACATATTAGCAGCATACCAGAATCTATTTTGAAATACTACTCATGCTATAGCATCATGTTTACTAGACATTACTGTACCAGCATCACTATCAAACTCTGTCCACTGATTTTGTGAATAATATCAGTTGAATTGGAATCTCTTTAATGCCTTGTCATCTCATTCAGCTAAGTCTACTGGCAATGCCATAACCCCATGTTTTCATAGACTAACTAACTGACATTTAGCATAACTATCTGTATGTACTGCTCTAGTTGCTAACTTGATTCAGTGCATCTCATCATCTGTATTGATATTAGCACTATATTGAAAACTATGGTCTAGTCAGTAATAGACATCCTGTGCTGTTCATCATGTCCAGCTAACTTCTGTTATCTTATTACCTCATTTAGCACTTGTTACTACTCTTTTTGCTTCTCATAATGCCATCTATCTATTTAGTTATGACTAAAATATGAAGTATTAGCGAAATTCTCATCTACTGGTCTCTTATCCTTATTTAGTCAGTATATGTTATCATGTAGTGTATCTTCGAACTGTTGTTTATAATATGTAGCCATCTCTGGATTCTCAGCTTGATAAAGTCTGAATGTAATATAGTCCTCAATAGCATCAAAGAAATATCGTGGTAGATTTAGGGTAGATAAGTCTACAGGTTCTACTTCCCATCTATCGTGGTCTTCGTCCCATACTCAGAATGCTTGTTCCTCTGTCAAAGCTCTATCTATATAGTTATAACTTAGTGCTAATCAGTTAGCCACATTCTCATCTGGAGTAGGATAGATTTTAATATGGTTCTTATCTACAAAAGTGAATCTAGGACTAGCCTTAGATATTCTTTTCCAGATGATAGGTTCTCAGATTTGTCTTCCATTAGTTGGCTTAATATTATAATCTGATAAATTTATCTGTGAACATACTCTATATAGAGGCACTCAGTTCTTTTCTTTATAGGCTACTCTTAATTGAATAATACTATAAAAATCTGGGACTAATGATTCTCCCAGAGGTAAACTATATTCTGATTGTCATGCTACAATGTTGAATACTGCGTTAGCAATGTTTTGTTTACCAGAAACATATTCCAGAATCATTTTCTGGAATATTAACAATCACTTATTGAACCACGCTAACCATACTCTATCATTTACTTGACCTTCTCATCTGATTTCCTCTGTTCTCCAGCTTTGAATCATATCTGATATTGTTGCCATCTACTGCTATTTAAGAGATAAATAAGTCTGTTTATTCCTACAGGATAGTTTCCCATCCTGTAGTATATAAGCAAACTAACTAGCTTACTAATGATTCTTGCCATTCGTAGTCTGTTCCAGCTCTTGTTTCAAGTCTTACGATGAACAAGTCGTTTAGAACAGCACATCCGTACATACATTTCCATCCTACTGTAGCTCTCTGATTCAATGGGTCTTCAGTTCCTGCAGCACCAAATGGTTTGTAGAAAGTTTGAAGATTTTGAAGTGTACCAACTCCATAAGCACCTTCTCTGAAAGCGTATGAAGGGTATACGTTGAATTCTGAGTCTCCAGTAACTTTGAAAGGTTTTACGTTAGCTGAAATGTAGATATCATAGTTTACTCCAGAAGTTACGAATCCGTCTTTTACTCCTTTGAAGTCTTCATAGATTAGTTTATTTAACCATGTATTAGTAGAAGATGATTTAGCATAATCTAAGAATACATTAGGGTGCATAATAATCTTGAATCTTTCTCCAGTTTGTCCTTGTGAAGCAAGATATGTAGTAGCTTTTAATACTAGGTCTAAGTCCATAGTATCAGCAGCAGTTAAGTCAGCTCTAGCTGTAGCATTACCTGCGTACATTACTCCTACGTCTTCTCCAGCCAAAGTATCTTGGATGAATTCGTCGATAAGTCTTCCAGCATTGTTTGCTAATTCTTTACCTTGTGCAGCAATGATTGGTAACAATGTTTCGATGTCTAATACATCTGAGATGATAGAGTAGTCTCCTAATTGCTGAGGAACAGCAGTAACAGTCTTAACAACGTTAGTGTGTCCATCTGGAGTAACTCCTTCAGTCAAAGCAGCTTGTGCAAGAGTAGTTCTCATAACTCCTAATCTTGGCCAAGTTACTGATTTGTATCCTTGATGAGAAGCCTTAACTCAGAATTTCATGAATACTGTAGATGGTTCTCCATTTTCAAGGAATGATTTTTTAAGTAAGTAAGTAAGGAAATCATTTACGTTTCCTTCTGCGTTGATGTTTCCAGTCTGCATAATGTTAGCAGCTTCATCAGTAGCAACGTTAAATCTGTCAAAAGGCATTATTAAATAAATGTTAAGCTAAATAAAAGTATTTAGCTAATCCATTTTAATTATGATACCAAGATTGCGTTTTAGCATAGTTCAATAATTCTTCAGTGTTCATCTCACTTAGCTTCTTACCACCAACCTCAGTAGTTGGATTAGCTCATGCGATAACACTTTTAGGTCAGTCATTAGTAGCAGTTGCTGTAGTATCAGCAGTGGGAGTTTGAGTAGTAGTAACTTTTCAGTTCTGTCACTCATACAATGAAGCCATATCATCAATACTTAATGAACTGTATTTGTCAGCGAATGAATCAAAGTCTCATTCGTATCCCTTACCTTTCATTAGGTTTCAGAAGTAAGCCTTCTTGTCTGCAGCTCTACCTGCAATTTCTGCATCTAATTTAGCCTGTAGGTCAGCCATCTCTTGATTATGCTTTTCTCTCATAGCAGCATATCATGATTTTTTCTGTTCTACTTCAGTGCTATCAATTTCTTCCATATCAGTCATCTCTGATAATAAATAGAATGTAAAGTCAGACCATTCTACAAGTCCGAATTGAGTTTAAGTCCTTACAACTTGACTACGATTGATTAGTTTAACGTCTTACAACTTCGGACGAAAGTATTTGAGAGTTTACTTTCATTTCTTTTTACCCTCTGTGAGTTCTTTCTCAGCATCTTGTAATGCTTCAACTGCTTTCTTGATTTCTTCTGGGTCAGCAGTGATAACCTTAACAAGTCTTTCCATCTCTCACATTCATTGAACGAATCATCCTAGAACTTCGAACGCTGTATATCCCATCTTCTTTGGGTCCATAAAGCTGTCCTTAGCCAATGACACGATGTCTTCCTCTTGTTTCTTCTTTCTCTTATCCATACATTTACATAGGATTTCCCATCATGGCATAGCCACACATTCTTTAACGAGTTCAATGTCCTCATCTGTAAGGTCATCAAAGTTTTTGTTCTCTGATGTTCCTTCTTCTACTGTAGATTCTTCATCTGCAGTCATTAATTCTTCTTCTAAAGCCATAGTTAGTTGTGCTTATCAAATAAAATAGATTTATTATTCTGAACTATCCACTTGATTGGTTTACCCCAATTAGTTTCAAGACAGTATTTCACTTGGTCCATGAACAGAGTCTTATCTATCGTATCCATTCACTCTGTCATCATGGCTATATCTTCCTTAGATAGCATTCAGATTCATTTATGATATTTCCTTAAGAAGTTATATATCATCTGTCTGTACACTTCTTTCTTATATCTCTTAGCCTTTAACCTAGAGAGTTCCTCAACCCTTACTTCCTCTCTATGAGGTTCTTCCTTCAGTAGGTCGTTCAAATCTCTAAGTTCCTTCCACATGATTATAAGTTACCTGTTAAAAACTTCTTAAGTTTCTCTATCATCTCCATATCAGCTCAATGTTTCTCTAACCATTCCTTATCTTTCTTCCATACATTAGTACTGAATCATTTGTTGATTAAGTATTGTCTAATGTCTGCTGGAATCTTGAACATAGGGATTGCTGAAACCTGTGCTTCAAATCTGATTCTACCTTTAGGTGCTACTACCGTTGTTGATGTTCAGTTTCATACAATTTCTCATCTTGCTGGAACATTATCAACCTTTGGTTCTTCAATATTCTCTATTTCATTTTCAATAACGGTACTAACTACGTTTTCTTCTTCTACAACCTCTGGTTTTACTTCTTCTACCTTTGGTTCTACTACCTTAGCCTTCTTTTTGATGGCTATTTTTCTTTTAGCTGGCATAATATAAGATTAAGTAATAAATTAACCCATACCGTTAGACACATTTAGATTCTGCATTCATCATACATTCAGACTTGTTCATCTGTCTGCATGACTACCTACATCGAATCATGTTCATGAATCTACGTTGTCTGTAGTTCAATA